AGTTCGTAGCGACTTCGTGGGGAGTCCACGAAGTGAGCGTGGTTAGCATACCTGCAGACCCAACGGTCGGCGTCGGGCGTGCTCTCGACGCTCAACCCGCGGCCCCTGCCGCACCACAAACCCCTACCCCTCAACCTGTGGTTGAAATGGAAAACACCCCTGACCTCTCAGTGGTGCGGGCTGAAGCGGCTGCCGAGGCTGCTAAGGCTGAGCGCACCCGAATCGCCAGCATCACTGCGCTGGCTGATAAGCACGGCATGGCCGACCTCGGCCGCCAGTTTGTTGAATCTGGCCGCAGCATTGATGAAGCTCGCGCTGCTGTGTTGGAGAGGCTTGGCGAAAAGCCTGTCGATCCGGTGAAGCCGATCGAGATGGATCAGCGCGAGCAGGCCAACTACAGCATCACCGCTGGCATCCAGGCAGTTCTCTCTGGAGACTGGTCTTCCCGTGACGCCGGCCTGGTGCGCGAGATAAGCCAAGAAGTGATGCGCACCTCTGGCCTTAAGGCCTCTGGCAAACGTTCCTTCTTCGTGCCTTTCTCGGCACTGCAGCAACGCGCCACCTACGTGACATCGGGCGCCACCACCGGCGGCAACCTGGTGGCCACCGACCTGATGGCCGATGAGTTCATCGAGGCGCTGCGCAACAACTCAATCATGCTGGGTCTCGGCATCCGCACGATGACCGGCCTGGTCGGCGATGTGGCGATTCCCCGCCGCGCTTCTGTCGCCAACACTTACTACTTGGGCACTGAGACCACCGCGATCACGCAGTCGGAATCCACCTTCGATCAGGTGACCCTCTCGCCGAAGAACCTGGCAGCCCTGTCCAAGTACAGCCGCCAGACCCTGCTGCAGGGCACCCCTGGCATCGAGCAGTTGGTGCGCCGTGATCTCACCGATGGCATCAACCTCTCCATCGACCTGGGCATCCTCAACGGCTCCGGTTCCTCCGGCCAGCCCACCGGCATCATGCAGACCACCGGCATCGGCTCGGTGGCACTGGGCACCAACGGCGGCCCCATCACCGTTGAATCCCTGGTGAATCTCGAGGAGCAGGTGCTGATCGACAACGGCGCCCTGAACCGCGACAACATCGCCTATGTGACCAACGCGAAGGTGCTGGCTGAGCTGAAGAAGCTCCGCGCTGGTGGCTCCACCACCGGCGACGGCCCATTCCTGGTCAACAATCAGCTCGACGCCCTCGGCCGCGGTGGCACCCCCACTTCGGTGAACGGCTATCCGCTCTATGTGACCAATCAGGTCCCCAGCAACCTGACAAAGGGCTCCAGCAGCGGCGTTTGCTCCGCAATGCTGATGGGCGACTTCAGCCAGGCCATGGTGGGCTTCTGGGGCAACGGCCTCGAGATCACAGTGGGCGAAGACAGCGACGACTTCAGCAAGGCGCTCACCAGCGTGCGCGGCATCGTCACCTATGACGTGGCCGTTCGTCACCCCGAGAGCTTCGCTGCCATCCTCGACATCACCACCTGATAGGAGAGGGGGCCGGGCAACCGGCCCCTTTTTGATCTGATGAAAGTTCTCGTGAAGCGCAGCTGCTGCGCTGCTGGCGGTCACCTTGAAGAAGGCGGCACCTATGAACTGGATACGCAGGTGGCGCAGCAGTTGATCCGTATGGGTCGCGCTGTTGAAGCGCCTGCTGAAGTGAAGGCACCCCCTCGCAAGGCGAAGGCCAATGCCGCTGAGTGAAGACCTGTCGATCTTCCTGAATGACTTCGGCGTCAGCTGCACGGCTGGCGCCGTTTCTGCATTGGGCATCCTCGACATGCCCACGCAGGTGCTGGCTGGTGATCAGATCCTGAGCACTGACTACACGCTGACGGCCAAGGCATCGGACTTTGGCGGCCTGGCCTATGGCGATGCGATCACCGTGGCCGGTGTGGCCTACACGGTAAGAGAGGCCAGGCTGATTGATGATGGCGCCCTGGTCGAGCTCGGCCTGCAGAAGACATGACCGTCTACGGATCCTCCGGCGAGCTGAACCGGAACGTCTACCACTTCGCTGAGCTGACAGACCTGGGCTCAACCGAGTCAGTGATGGTGCATGGTTCGCATCTCACATTCGTGCATCGCGTCACCGGCAACGCGACGATCCAGGATGAAGGATCGCTCGATGGCATCCATTGGTTCGCGATCGACACTGAGAAAGCGCACAACGAGAGCGGCACTGATGGGCACTTCTATGAAGGCCGCGCTGTGCAATATGTGCGCTCAACGGTGACTAGCGTGAGTTCTGGCGTTACGGTCAACATCAGCGTGATGTGCCACTGATGACGAAGCGCGAGCAAATCCTGGCGGCACTGCGCACTGCGCTGACTGGCACCGCTCAGGTGGGCACCAGGATCTACCGCAGCCGGGTGGAGCCCTTCACCCGTGGCGAAAGCCCAGCCATCGTGATCGAGCCGGTCAACGACACGGCGCAGCAGAACACCGCGCTGCCAACGCTGGACTGGAGCCTCACGGTTCGGGTGGCGATCATCGTGCGCGGCAATGTGCCCGATCAGCTGGCTGATCCGATCGTGCAAAGCGCTCACGGCAAGATCATGGCCGATCTAACCCTCGGCGGTTACGCGATCGACATGCAACCTGTTGGCGTCACCTTCGAGATGATTGAAGCTGATCAGCCAGCTGGTGTTGTCAGTCTCGAGTATCTGGTGCGATACAGAACCAGCGTTGCGGATCTGACGATTTCGTGATGGCTACGATGAGTGGAGATTTCCGGCGATCAGAGCCGGCCACAACCTGCTGAGATCGAGCGATGGCTCTGACACGCAAAGGCCTGATCGTCGCGGCCAAAGAATCCACCTACGGCACCGACGCCAGCCCGGCCGGGACTGACGCGATCCTGGTCAGCAACATCAACATCACACCGTTGCAGTCGGATGTGGTGAGCCGTGAGATCATCCGGCCCTTCCTCGGCAATGCAGAGCAGCTGCTGGCCAACCAGCGCGTCGAGATCACCTTCGATGTAGAGCTGACTGGCTCCGGCGCTGCAGGCACCGCCCCGGCCTACGGCATCCTGCTCGAGGCCTGCGGCATGGATGTGGCCACGGTGGCCAGCACCAGCGTCACCTACACCCCGCTGAGCGCCAGCTTCCCATCAGCCACGATCTACTACTTCAACGATCAGATCCGCCACAAGATGACCGGCGCACGCGGCAGCTTCACCATCAACGGCGAGGTGGGCCAGATCCCAAAGATCAGCTTCACCTTCATGGGCATCTACAACGCCCCCGGCGATGCCACCCCGCCGAGCACCACCTACAACGATCAAGCTGATCCGGTGATCTTCAAGGAGGGCAACACCAGCGGCTTCCAGCTGTTCAGCTACGCCGGCTGCCTGCAATCCTTCTCCCTGGACCTGGCCAACGAGATGGTTTACCGGGAGCTGATCGGCTGCACCAAGGAGGTGCTGATCACCAACCGCGGCCCCAATGGCACCGTGGTGATTGAGGCCCCGACCATCACCGCGCACGACTACTTCGCAGATGCAACTGGCGCTAGCACCGGCAACCTGACCTTCCAGCATGGCCAGACCGCTGGCAACATCATCACCTTCACTGCAGCGCAGGCTGATCTCGGCTCGCCAACCTACAGCGATCAGGATGGCATCCAGATGCTTAACTTGCCCTACATTGCCACGCCAACCGATGCAGGCAATGATGAACTCGAAATCGAATTCACCTGATGGCTTTTGTTCTGAAGCAGGATGATCGGTTCACCTGGCCGATCAGCTTCGATGTCCCGGTTGATGGTGGCCGGCATCAACGGCAGACCTTCGACGGTGAGTTCATCCGCGTGAGCCAGTCACGGCTTCGTGAGCTTGGCGAGGCCGTTCAGAAGGAAGAGACCAGCGATCAGGAGATCGCCCGCGAGGTGCTGGTGGGCTGGTCTGGCATCACCGACGACGATGGCGAGGAGGTGCCGTTCAGCAAGGCTGCGCTCGATCGCCTGCTCGACATCCCGATGTTGGCAACAGCGATCGTCACGACCTACTTCCGCAGCCTGCAGGGAGCGAAGGCAAAAAACTGACAGAGGCCGCTGAGCGCTGGGCGGCCGGCGGTGTTGACGATCGCACTCAAGAGGATGCTGCAGCCCTTGGCGTGGCGCTACCGGCCACCAAGGGCAGGCAGGCTTTCGAGGTGCTGCCTGAGAACTGGGAGGCAGTGCAGATGTTTGTGCGCTGCCAGACGCAATGGCGCACGAGCATGGCCGGCCTGATCGGCCTGGACTATGGCGCTGTGGAGTGGCTCCTTAGACTTTATGGAGTGGAAGACC